GGGCCCATTAAAAATGGATTACTGTTCTGATAGGAGGAAAGAAAACTATCAGGATTTAAAGCTTGCGAAAGCAAACTCCCAATCAATTGTTCTTTTAATTCTTGCTGAAATGTTTTTTCCGGTTTTTTATCCTCTTTTATTTGAGCGCCATAGAGAAAGGCCTTGAGAATGTCCTCTGTCCTAGAAGATGTATCACCTGTGGGCAGAGCTGTCGTGTTCGCGGCAACCTCCGCTGCTTTACCAGGGGTCGTGTGAAGTAGTTGAATATCATACGGATTGCCCTGTGAATCTGTCGTGCTGATGGTTCCCAAACCTTGTCCTGGCTTATATGAACCAGACCCTTTATATTTAATTGCTGTTCCTGCTGGTGCGGCAATATCAATGCCTTGATGAAATGTGCTTGCACCAGGCGTGGGCGCTTTGCGTTGGCCAAACTCACTTGTTACAGGAAAATTAAATTGCCAGTTACCACCCTTCTGCTCAACTACTGGTGTGTCCCCCAGCATTAAATTCTGCAAAAGAAATTTTGCACTTCGTGGATTTATCGGTTTGCCTTTGTTTGGTCCAAACTGAGGAATGACCCTGGGGTCGAGGTGTGCCCCCGTTGTTGGGAAAATATCCTTGCTTGGATCAACAATAAAACCCGCAGGAATGAGACCGGCCATATCATCTATTTTTTCTTATTCTAAAATAAAAAGCCCCCGGCTTTCCAGGGGCTTAAGAAGATGAGAGTTAAACGCGAATTAAATCAGCAGCTAATACGGCGTCCCAGTCAACCCTTCTGATTTGCTTCAGTTGTTCGAGATTGTTAAATCTTTCACCCGACAAGGACATCTGGAGATCTTTGATCTCACGTGCTGTCTTGAGGCCGATGCCCTTGATATGATCTGCAATCATCTGGGCAGTCGCTGAATTAATATTCAGACGATGATCAGGTGGGAAGGCTCGGGGCTCTTCTTTGGCTGCTTTATCTTTAACCTGAAGAGTTTTGACTGTTTTAGTCGCCTGTTCGTCAGGTTCGATTTCGTTTTTGTACGCGGTGAAAAGACGGCCATCTTGGTCCTCAAGCATGAACCAATCACCGTCATCCCACTCGCTGACAACTTTGACTCGAGCGCCAGTCTTTTTGTGCTGGTAAAGCATAGGGACCAGAAAATATATCTGGTCCCAGTTTAGCCTAATTAGCTAACAGTGCGCCCAAGAATATAACCATCAATATCTTCGTAGCCAGGGGCCTCATCGGGTTGTAAGTAGCACACTTCAACCACGAAATAACCTCTCTTGCCGGCATCGACATCACCACTGGAAATGTACCAACCACCAGAAGTAGAAGTCGCAGTTTGCGATCCACGTGCCTGCACACTATAAGTGGCGGCAGTAGTGATTTTCTTGTACACGTTGCTCACGGTCACACCATCAGCACCGGTAGCGGTGAGGAAAGGCTGAGTGCTATAAGCAGCGGTGCCAGCAGCAAAGAAGATTTCGCCGGCTTGTCCACCAGAAGTGGTGGAGGTTAGGTTGGCTTGCGCCACGGCTTCACCCACAGTACCAGTGGAGGTCAGGCCGGTAGCAAAGGTAATCACGTTGCCGGTGGCAGCGTAGATACCAGAAGCCACACGACCGTCGCCCCAACCGGAAGCCACGGAAATCGTGGCACGATACACGTAGACTGGCAGAGTGGCGTCGCCTGAAATCACCATGCCGGTGATGTCGGGGCGAGTATCATCCTGGCGGTAGGGAGAGGGAACAATCACACTACCAGAGGCGGTAGCGCCTGCGCCTGAAGCAGTGCTAACGGCCAGGTAACCACGATTTTGAAAATAACGATACCCAGGGATTGCCAGCACCGAAGTGGGGCCACCCTTGGATGCATTATTAACACCGTCTTCGTTGGTATCGATATTTTTGTACCAACCGTTCAGTGCCTCCGCCCAGTTACCCGGGTAGATTTTTTTAGAAGACAAATAAGACATTTATTTCTCCTGTTGTTTTCTGTGTATGTGTTTTATCAAGAATCAGCAACGAAGCTGAAAGCGGTGGTCACGAAGTCCTTATTGAGGATTTCGAAGCCGGCGTAAAGCTGCCAAATCAAGATGATAAAGCGGCTAAAGTCATCGTTATTATTGATGAGCACTTGAGCGTTAGGTCCACCAATACCAACGCCAATAGCCTGAGGGCCGAAGAAATAACCCTGAGCCACTTCACGGTTGCTGAAAGTACCAGCGCTACCGGTGTAAGAAGAGCTAACATTCTTGCTGGGGAAGTTGGTCGACTCGAAGAACTTCACACCTTCAAATTGAACGCCAGTTGGCATGACAGGTTCACCAGCCAGGAAATAAGCTTGGCCGGCCTGCGGGCCCATGAAGAAGCTGGCGTTGTTAGGCATCATGGGATTACCCATGTACATGCCTTGGCCAGGGTTGCCGCTATAACGGGCAATCTCACGGAAGTCATCGTCACGACGCAGGTGCATCATGAATGTGGGATCGCACACGCAACGGAACAGACCATCAGCGAAGGTCGGTACGTTACGCTTACGCAGTTGCTTGACCAGCGTCAACAGGTCGGTTGCCACAGAAAACTGTTGATCTTTAGCGGTAACTTCAGTAGCTGTATAAGAAACTTGACCAGAAGCGTTCTTGGTCTTGCTAGCAGGGAAGAAATAACCGCCTTGGGTATCAGAAGCAGCGCCGAGGGCTTCGGATTTGGACAGTTCGTCGATGAAGACGCGGTCACGCCACCGGCGATAATCGTCAAGCAGGGTCAGCGAACCAATGCTCTGGTGGAACATATTCAGGTTGCCGGTATCCAACAGCAGACGCTGGGCGGTAACCAGAGTTTCACGAGCAATTTTAAAGGTGCTGGGCTGGGTCGGATCGCCCGGGTCGGCGGGACCAGTGTATTCCTTCAGCACAACAAGCACCTTCTCTTTGGTGATGTTACGGCTGTTGGCAGTACCGATGGTCTGGTCAGCAATACGCTCACGGCTGTCCTTGGTACCCGGGGTGCCCCAGAACTTGTAACGGTCTAACTGTACGGTTTGACCGGGCTGACGAGTAAAGTCGTGGACAACCACAGGCTCAACCGCCATTTCCGCAATGTAAGCAGGGTGGGGACGATAGAGTTCCGCACCAAGAATTTTAGGGAAATCGTTGTCAAGAAACACTTTGTTTTATCCTCCAGTATCGCTGGGATTGTTTTATTGGGTGAAAGATTTAGACATTTATTGTCTTATCTAACACAAATTTTAGCAGTCGGTAATTTACTTAATTACCGACTAACTATCACTCCATTACAAACAATTTGTTTGCAACTACTTGGGGCTGGGCTTGGTTCAGGACACGCCAGGCATTCTGGGGGTCGCGAGCCATGATGTCATTGAAATTACCCCAGAAATTTTCAGGGGCTTGAGGGGCCTCAGCCGCCGGGGGAGCAGGAAACTGACCCAGTTGGGGTTGTGCCACGGCTTGAGTGGGGTAGCCGCGAGTCTCAAGTTGGGTCTCGTTCTCATACACGGGATAAGGCCCTTCGGGACCGAAGAACTTCAACGTGTAATCGCTAAGAACGTCAGGGTTGGTCAGAATTTCGTTGTATGCCAGGTTTTCCTGGTGCTCGTTAACAGCGAAATTGGCGTAGCCGGTAATCGTATTAGCGGCGCGGTTTCCCCACGCGACGGCGCTGTCCAGCATTTGCTCCAGGTTTAGAGCGTAGTTGTTCAGCAGAGCCGGTGCCTCGATCCCGAACGCGTCCATCACCTGACGGCTTTCCTGACCCATCCCCACCAGATCCGCTACTTGCTCCAAGGAGAGATTCGAGGAGGTTTGGGAATAATTGGGCGAGGATTCCTGGCTGGGAGACCAGGTCAGCGGAGCCGATTGTTGCGTAACTTGGTTGCTGGGTTGGCCGTAGTTGGCCGGGGTATACGCTGTCGGCGTTTGAAATTGTTGACCCTGGAACGGGGATTGGACTGGAGCGCTCAGCAGGTTCACCACCTTGTTGAACGCCGATTCCCAGGGATTGTTCGCCGGGGAATCCGCCACCGGTTGGGATTGGGGGGCGTATTGAATAGGGGCTGATTGGTAGCTGGGGGCTGCCTGAGGTACCGCTTGGGGGTAGCTCATACCCACTTGATAAGCCACCGGCGCCTGGGGCTGAGCCGCCTGCGGTGCTGCCACCACGTAGCTGCTCGGTGCGACGGCTGCTGGTACCTGGCTCATCTGTGGGGTCGATTGGACGGTAGCGTCCTGCATAACTCATCTCCTTTTGTAAGGCTTCTAAAGTGCGATACAGATATGGGGTTAAATCCAATCGCGGGTCTGCAGCCATCGGAAGATCCGGTGATTGCGGGTGGGGAGTCTGCATCATTCCTCCCACTAAGCGAGCGAAAGCAGAGTATGCACTCTGTAATTCGTTCACCATTCTGAACGGGAACCCAGATAACATCTCGGCCCGTTCCTCATCCGTTTTTGACGGAAAGAGGTATTTCAGTGCCTCAATGCTATCAACACCTAATTCTTGCAGGTTTCGAACAACGATAGAGTTATTCAAAATATCTTGCGTAGAGTCTTCGTAAACGGGTCCCAGCCAGCGCCACTGAATAGTAATATCACCATCTGGAATTAGTCCCAGAACACCTGGGGGTATTTGCTGTGTCCTCAAACAGGCCATCATTAATTGTTTGACTTGATCCTCAAACAGTCCCATGGCATCTTCATACGCCAGTAAATCCTCCGATGACGCGACTTCTGGTAGTTCCAGGGGTTTTTCTAAACCCGCTGCGGCAGCAAGTGTGTCGCGGAATAAACGCTCTTCTTGAAAAAGAATTAATTCCAGGCAACGGCAAATGCCATACGTGTAAACAGAAATTGATTTTTTCTTGGCGGTCGCTGAAACGCGTCCAAAGAGAGATTTGTATTCAGTCGCCGTAACGCCAGCTGATATGGATAGTTCATCCACACCGCCAAGTGCCGTGCGAATCTCTTCACGGTACTGACGAGCAAAAGAATTCTGGTCACCGGTAATAGCGTCTGGAACAATATAACCAACTCGGTCATTTGGTTCCAGGTTTGCAATAACTCTTGGGACGCGCAGCTGACCATCTACACCACGATAAATTGGATCGGCTTTGAATCGTGATTGACTTAAAGCACCTGCACCTGTGAACCCAGAGCTTGCAGCAATCGATGGGCGCTGCACAACAGCTTCCCCGCCAGACTCCATTAGGTCTGTCTTGGGACGAGATGAAAGTAGTGTTGGGTTACCAAAGAACTGCACGTTTTTACGCATGGTGCGAACCATGTCGTCATGCGTACATATGTGATTGGCTAGGGCATCAAATTCACCAACACCTTCTGTTGAAAATCCCTTGGCATTATTGAAAATTTCTACGCAGGGAATAAAGCCAAGAGTATTTTTAAACGTCTTGGTTTTGCCGGGTATGGACTGATAGTTTGTATCGAATGAGATCTCGCCTTCAGAATGTGTTTCTTCAATTGTCTTGCGTTTAATTGATAGGCGGATATAGCGTTTGACACCACCGCGACCCATGTTCAAGGGGCCGGAGACATTACTCATTTCAATGTCTTGCTGAAAACCTGCTCCTTGACGAACCTTATAGCTGTAGATAATGACGACTTCGTCTAACTCACCGTCGATGTTATAAAAACTACGATACTCATGTTTACGGAAAAAATACATCCGGTAGTTGTTCTGTGTTGGTCTTATGTAAAAAAGTCCTTGACCATCACACAAAAAATAATCCCAGATAGAATCCAGGCGCGTATCTAGCTGGTTGTATTTAATTACACGATCAATAAAATCCTTGCGTTGATTACCAAAGTTATCCTGGGCGGGAAAAAACTCGACACCCTGGCGGATGCCAAATAGTTTCATTTGCGCAAGATGTGCTGCAACGATGCCAGTATCAATCGACGCCCCACCGTCTTTTTCAAGGTAAGAGTCAATAATTTCTTTAAGCCTGGCTTTTGCGTCCCCAGCCATCAACCATCTGCCTTTTTATCTTTACTGATCTTAGCAGTCTTCGCTTGCTTCTTCAGGTGTAGCCACCGATTAAAAAATATAAGCTCAGCAGGCGTATAAAGTTCAGGGTGTTTTAAGGCTTTTTTGACAAGTTTTTTGGTTTTCATTTTTTGTTTTTATAGCGTTTGGCCGCACGTGCAGCCCTGCCCGCTTTCTTGGCAGCATCCGTATTAGAAACAAACTGTTTACCTTCTCGACTAGCGGCACGTTTCTTTTGATCTGTCTCCGCACGTTCTTCTTTTGACAGTGAAGCCCAGGCACTCTCTGGTAGGTAACGCTTGGTGTATCCCTTTTGTATCGCCTTGTCTGCCATTGTTAACGTAACCCTTGAATGTAGTTGTATAACGTTTTTTCTGCTGCATTTCGACCGCTTAATTTTGTTTCGTTACCTTGTATTGATAATTTGTACTGCGAAGGATCGTACCCATATTGTGTCAAAGCTTTTTCTGTTTTGCTTAACTTATTTCCTTGAAAAGCTCTTGCAGCTGTTCCTGCCAAGTCAGTCAATGTATTAACACCCCTGTTAAGTAACTCACTTATAACACCTTGTGTAAATCCTGGTGCAGTAGCTCCCAAAACGTAACTTCCCTTAGCAAGGATATTTTGTTTTGTGTCCCAGGGTACCCCTGCTTCTTTTGCGATGGGCATCCCAAAACGATCAGCCATTATTTCTTTTCGTAGTATTTGTTGATTAGCTCCAATTCCGCTTAACGCCCCTTCAATACCTGCACCCAATAAAGAGCTATCATCATTTTTTAAAGACCCAAAACCAGTTACCATTGCACCTGGACTGGAGACTCTTAACATTTCCCTATTTCCTATCTGTTGCATTACTTTTTGATTTTCAATGTCAAATCCCTTCGGCAATGCGTAATCCCC